GGATTTTGTTTTTCCGCTCCGCAGAGAATAACCGGCAATTACTTTCTCATTTCCGCAGTCGCATTTGCAGAGCCAATGCGCGCCGGAGTGCTCGGAGTGGTCGTATCGGATGACCGTCAGGCGTCCGAAGCGCTGCCCGGTAAGGTCAATTCGTTTCATCCGAGCCTCCGTTTTGCGTAAAGTGCCATGAGTAAAGATTCCGCCATTCCGTCATGCTCCTTGCGGCAGCCCGGCGGTATTAAATTCACGCCGGGGAAGAGCCGCTTGCAGACCTCGATGGACGTGTTCTTGTCCGCCGTGACGGAAAATTCCTTTTTCCACTTCTGCGGGCGGACGAGCTCATAGGGGATCTCGTATGCTTCGAGCATCCCTTGCAGCCAGCCGAAATTTTCCCAGAAGTGAAACATGGACACGCTTCCGTTCTTCGGCATCACGCCGACGTGCTCCAAGCAGCACACCGCCTTTTCTCCGCGCAGGTCGGAGAAAAGGCAGCGGTAGGTGTCGCGGTCATACCGGAACGTCTGGGCCTGCTCCCCGTTCAGAATGGCGAGCGCACCGTTCTTGCCTGGGTCTATATGCCGATGTAAATCATCGGTTAACCATCCCCTTTCAGAATTTCGTTTGCAAGCTGTCGCTTTTCTCTTCCCCTGTCGGCTCGCATATCGCCGCCCTTACAGCGGAACTGCGGCGCTTCCCCGTTCAGGCGGGAGAAAATGCGCTGATATGTCAGATTGTCCGTCGGCTGGGT